GGAGGTGGAGGCGGAGGTGGTGGAGGCGGTGGAGGAGGTGGCGGTGGAGGTTGTGGTGGAGTTTCTCCTTCTCCTCCTCCTATTGTCGGAGGTTCCGTATCAGGTAAAACAGGAGTTTTCTTAGGAGAGCATATATTTAACAAGGCATCATTAATTACATCAACATCTGCATGTTTAATATTGTCGTTTGTATATTTATTCCGTCTATTTGTCATAATTATATCATAAATTTAAAAAGTTACGATATAAAAGGTAGTATGCGTAACTTAAATTTTATATTCGCGTGACTGATCATAAGTTAAGAAAGATGCTATAGTGTATCTTACACCTTTTGTGATTTTTGTTACACCATGCAAACAGTCTATGCTTCCACTATGAATAGCGCTATATCCTACATTAGCAGGTACTTCTAACCCGTTTTTATTGGGATAATGCAACATGCCTCCTTCAAAATCGTCGTTTAAAAAGGTGACTGTGCCAAAATCTCTCCAAGGAAATGGATGGGGATTTCCGTTTGGTTCTTCCGAATCTGCATGTGGATGAAGTTCATATCCTTCTGTCCATCTGACTATATGCAAACTGTCGATATAAAGAGGTCTATCAATATTGGCCTGTTTAGAAAATTCTGATATCATATAATCTTTGCCAGATTTGATAATATCAACAATTTCTGAATCTTTTATTTGATTCATATAAATCTGTCTACCTTCCCAGTAGCCTCCAAGCTCTCCAAAATCTTCTGTGTTATTGTTAATATAGTCTATGATCTTTTTAGCGTTTTCGGTTATTGGTTTATTTTCAAAAACTATTGGTAATTGGTTCATGATTTTCCTTTAGCAGTTATTTATTAGTTCGTAATATTTTTGGCACTTTTCGTTATTATGTATAGGAATCAAAGAAATTATCAAACTTTTAGTAATATTTTTAATATATTTAAGGTAGTTTTGTCCATAGTTATACTCTATATATTCATAGAATATTTTTTTGTATTGCTCCAATAATTTATTATCTACAATTTTATCATATAGAACAAAATCATATCCAATAATAGATTGATAGATCTTAGCATAGTCATACATAATGTCTCCATATATCGTCAGACTACTACCAATTTTACCTCTCATGTCTATAAATTTTGAATTGTTCTCATAGTCTATTAGTATATTAGAAAAAACTGGATCTCCGTGAATAACTCCGGATTTTCCTAATTTTTCATTTTCATACTTTTCCAAGACTTTAACAATATCATTGTATACATAGTCGAAATTATTATATGTGGAGAAATCAAAATTGGCAACCCTATTTTTTAGTTTATGTAAATAATTACTGTAGATATTGCCAGTAAAATCTTCACTAGGAGGTATTTCATGCATTATTTTAAGATTTTCAAAAATTGACTTCAGCAAATTTTCTGATAAATTTTTAGATGTATATAAATACGACAAAGGTATGCCGTCTATTTTTTCAATAACAATAGAAGAATTATTATACTTAATAATCTGAGGAAAAAAGTTCTTGATTTTTTCTGGAATATTTTGATAATAGTGTTTTTCTCCAGAAATATCTTCAGAGAATTTTTCTACCGAATCATTATATATGGTCAAGCGATTGTGGTCTCTTGGTTCTGTGTGGAGCATATAGAACCCTGTTTGCTTTTCTATATCCTCAAAAGCATTAATTGCTAGATCATCAATATAGAAATGAGCATATGGTTTACCAAACTTTAATTCATGATATGGTATATTAAATTCCTCTAATGTATTTTTTGTTGTTTCTCCTATATCGTCTATAACCTTATCTATATCACCTTCCCATGTTCTCATCCTTCTTGCTGTATAGATAATTATGTAGTGTCCTGTTTCATGCAAGTATCTCAATAATTTTATGTTATTTTTGATTGGTTTTACAGTTGAGTAATCCCCAGGTTTTTCTGGATAACTGACCAAAGTATTATCTAAATCAAAACAAAAACGTTTTTTATTTTCTAGCTGACAATGAATATTAGATGATATTTTTTTAAGTTGTTCTGGAGTCCCAAAGCAATTAAAACTATCTATATAAATAGCATCTATATGCTTTGTATCTTTGATCATTTCTTTATATATACTTGATATATAACACTCTTTATTTTTTTCTGCATTTAAAGCTATTTCGGAATATTTTTTTATAGTAGCTTTATCACAGAATAGATATGCTCCAACTGATATATTGTTTGATATTTTTTCTTTTTCTTGTATAGATAAAACCTGTTTCTTATCATTGTATGTTATGTAGGAATATATTGGTTTACTATCATAATTTTTCGTATAGACTATCGCATTTTTAGATTTTCTTACCTCGGATATAATATCACATTCATATATTGTATCGCAGTCTAAAATTAGTACAGCATCTTCATTCGTTATAAAATCACACCCTATATTAATACTTTCGGCAGCACCCCTAGTGTTGCCATTAAAAGGTAAAAATTGTATATTCTCTATGATGTCTACGTTATGAGATACCGTTTCTGTAAAATTATATATATCGAATTCTTCTCGATACAAAATATAGACAGTATCTGACTTAGTTATATTTAACGATTTCAAAAGTTTACAGATAAGATGCTCTCCACACGATCTTATCATTGGTTTTGGTAGAGTATAGCCACCATCAATAGAAAATCTAGATCCCTCTCCTAGTATTGGTATTAATATATTCATGTATTATTACTATACTCTTTTAATGTAGTATGGAGTATATAGCCTCTCTATTGGTATATTTAATTTTTTTGTGACCCAATAGCCTATCATAAGCTCATTGCATAATATTGTTTCATTGTTTATGATAAGTTTTTCTATATTTAGATACATCTCAGTATACAGATTCATATGATAATTGTCTGCTATGCACCATCTGTCACTCATGCCTATCTGATTTGGATTGTGGTCATCCCATCTGGGGTCGTTATAGTCTGGAGGAATGAAAATTTTGTTGTTTGTATCAAATTCTGACAGCAATATTGGTTTTTGGAAAATATTATCGAATCTTATTCTTACAACTCTATCGTAAAGAAAGTTATTCTCAGCCTGATATATAACCCTTTGCTGATTCGCCATATACACAGAATAAAAAAAACTCAAAGAGTCTTGTGGATCTAGATATACAGAGCGTTTATTGTTAAGTATTGAATTGTATTCGAATATCTTTGGTTTTTCGAATAAGAATTTTTTGGGTTGATATAATCTTAGTATAATATCAGATATATCATTTGGTACAGGATTACTGGCCAAATCACAATATTTCGATTTATTAGGGTCGTCTTTTTGAACCAATATGGCTTCTTTCTTGACCCAGTTAGCAATATACTGCTTGCCAAACATACCAGGGTCTATCCAAGAATGTATGAATACATCTGCATTATTTGGTTCTATTATATTTTTCTGTATGCTTTCAAAACATTCTTTAACATTTCTTGGCTGGCCAGATATTTGCACAGCATACTTCATATGTAAACATCCTTTAATCTCATTATTCTTGTTAAAAATCTTATAGAATTTTTTTCTATACCACAATCATTGACATGAATACCAAGTATGCATTCATCTGTAAAGGCTGTTCTTTTTTTATCTATATTAGTTTCTATATGCCTGTATGTGTCAGAGTAGCAGTCTATAATTTCGCTAGACCCAAGCGCCCACATATTAGTAAAACATATTGGATGCTTCCAATGGTGGTCAGAAAATGTAAGTTTGTTTTTTGGATATTGGCTGAATACTAGAGGTTGTTCAAAAGCCAAATCGAATCTAATCTTTAGAACATATTCGTATTTAAAATTATTATGTGTCTCGTAGTGCCTTTTTAAATCATTTGACTCGTATGTAGAATAATACATAGACAAAGTATCGGGTAATCTTTTATCAACTTCTTCTTTAGATATAGGAATGATATCATAGAACTTGCTATTGAAAGCAAATTCTCTTGGCGATTCAAATTTATATGACTTAGGTTTATAGTAGTCTAAAATTATATTACCAATATCTTGAGGTATTTTTTCGCATACCGGAATATACTTCTGGTCTCTATATTCTTTAAATTTCTCTTTATGTAATGGGCTTAAATTTTTGTATTCTATCCACGGAGAAAATTCTTGCTTACCAAATATTTCATCGTTGATCCAAGAATGTATAAACACATCAGGATATCCATTTGGTTCTAAGATATATCTTTTTACATTTTCATAATTTTCCATTACGTTTCTAGGTTGACCAGAAATAATAACAGCACTTTTCATTTTTTATCTAATCCATTTTGATGGTCTTTAAATTTGTTGCCATAAACATCTTCTCCGTGCCAATATCTTTTTCCGTTATTGTTTCGCTTTTTTATATCTATCTGCGAGCGTTCCCTGCCAAACTCTCTAGCGCATTCTCGCTCGGTCTTACATTCTTCCTGACTAATAACTTTTGTAGATTCTAATATTTCATATTTGTCTATAAAATGTCTTGGGTATGGTATAATACATCCAATATAATCACCTTTGTTAAATCTTATTGTATAATTTTCTCTTGTGATTCTTAGATTATAGGTAAAATCTCTTCTTAAATTATCTGTCTCAACAACGCCTGTCATATGATATATACCGTCTTTAAAAGCATTTGGAGGATTTATAGTCATTAAATTAACGCCTTCAGGAGTTCTTAGCTGATAAGGCATTTGTACGGTAAATGTACCCATACCAAAATGAGGATTAATTGACTGTAAATTATATGTAGATTTATATTCTTCTTCTGGAGTAATCATGTTAACTTGTACATCATTCATTTTATCTCCTCCATTCCAATTAACTTCAAAGTCATATAAAGATTTCACAACAAATCCGTACTGATTTCCTATAACTAAAGGCAAACAGTGATATGCATGAGTTACAAACCAATCCCTTCTCGGCTTGCCTTTTAAGGATTCAAAAACCCTGTCTATATATTCTTGTTTCTGCCATCTTTGCTCATAAGATATGGCAGCTATAGTGCATTCTGGTATTTTCATCTTTATCCTAATCCTATTATATTTATCCAGATCTTAGTCTTTTTTAATTATAATACTTCAGCAGCAATCAAGCAACCTTTAGCCACAGCATGTAGAGGGTCGTCTGCGTGAACAACTTCCTTAACAGGTAAAGGAAATTCATTCTGTTCTAGCATTTTTTCAAAAGTTTCTACATATCCGTTAGCCCTAGAAGTACCTCCAGCAATAACAACTTTAAGAGGTTCTTTAAATTTAGGTAATGCTTTGTGTTTACTTAATGCTACACTAAGATATTTTGTAGTATAATCTATTAGTCTTTCATAATAAGCGCACACTGCTTCTAATACAGGATTATCTTCTACAGGCTCTCCTATAGTATATTCCCCTTGTTCTTTTTCAGCTTGCACCACACTATCAGGTTCTCCTGTGGCAACAGCACTCATGCGATCAATCCAATCACCAGACTTGGTAGTACTAAACATTACAGTTGGCTCACCATTCAACATGACACATACATTTGTCATACCAGCACCACAACTAACCCCGATGCCAGTGTAGTCGCTATCTTCTAAACCAGCGTAACATAGAGCTTCAGCTTCATTAATAGGACGAGCATTGTACCCACATTCTGCTAAAATACTTTTAACTACATCTTCGTGATAACCGACATCAAAATCTTCGTCTTCTTGATCTACTGGTTGAGCAGGTCTACAAAAAACTAATTTTTCTCCCGGTTCCGAAGCCTCTCCGACTACTTCTTTTAATATAAAAGAAAGTATTCTTTTAGCATGTTTTTCTTTTGCTGATACCACACCTCTATACATAGGTCTTTTTGCTGTATCATTTCTTTCAATAGCTTTTTCTATAGCGTCTTTACCCAACAGTATAAATGAGTTAGTCTCTTCGTCTTTAATGAAAACTTTACCCGCTAAACCCTTTTCTATCATCTTTGTTGCAATAGGTGTCGTCGGTTTAATAATATAAAAAGCATCTCTAAAATCTGTATACTTAATACTGTTTTTGTCTTTGGTTGCGGATATAATAAAACTTGTGCCTACATCTAAACCTAACATATTATTTACCCTTTAGATTTTTAAGTTTGTTTATTGATGATATTGTATCATCTTCTGTTGTTTTGACTTGACCGAGTGATTTGTATTTTTTCTCTAAATTACCTGTATCTATTTTACCCACATATTTTGTATCATCAATTTCTATGTTTTCTGTTTCTTCTATTTCGCTTTTATTTCTTGTAAGTTTTTTTGATTTAATAGAAACCATATCATTAATGTTGTTATGTATGTTGCCGGAGGATAGTTTACACCAAAAGTAGCCTAAACAAAAACATACAATGTTTGTAAATAGTAAAATATATATATTATTATTGATCATAATATATATTACACCTTTAGTTTGCCTAAGACTCTGCCCTTTTGAGTTCTAATAACATACCCCATTCTAATTAAAAATGGCTCTATGCTATTTTCTATAGTTTCCACCGCTATGCTAGTCATTGAGGATATGCTTTTTAAACCTAAGGGGTTCAGCCTATTGTTTTTTAATACGTCTAGGTAGGAGCGATCATACTCATCTAAACCGTTAGAATCTATTCCTTGTTGATTAAACACTTCATCGACAGTAACTTTCTTATCTTTGTAATAGTTTGTATAACTCTTATACCACTGCAATCTTGCGTTTAGTATACGGGGAGTACCTTTGCTTCTTTGGGCTATTTCGAGAAGTTCGTCTTCATTGATATCAATTCCTAGTTTATCACAATTCGACCCAGCTAGTTTAGCTAACTCATTTGGAGTATAAAAATTTAGATGTTCTTTAATTGTAAACCTGTCATAGAAAGGCTGACTAAGACTACCACCGCTTGTTGTTGCTCCAACCAAAGTAAATGCTGGAATATCTATGGACTCTGGTTCTTTGTCTAATACCAAGTTTAGTACAAAGTCTTCCATTACTGGATATAAAAATTCTTCTACCAGTTTTGGCAATCTATGTATTTCATCAATAAATAGAACGGATTTTAAAGTCATGCTCATTAAATAAGGCAATATATTTTTAATACTTCTTATATTTGCAGCATTTATTGTACAGATATTAACGCCCAACTCTTTTGCAATAGCATTAGATATTGTTGTTTTTCCTAAACCGGGAGGGCCATCAATTAATACATGAGGCATAACGGAACTAGAATCTGAACAACCGCTACATACAATTTTCAATCTTTGAATGACTTCCTCCTGTCCTATGATTTGATCAAAACTAGAAGGTCGAATAGTATTGTTACTCATTTGACAGATTCTCCAATAACTTGAAAACAAGATTTTATTAATTCAGAAACTTGATTGGTTTTACTATTGCTGTATGCGCTGACAACAATGTTTTTAGATTCAGCATTAGTATATCCATATCCAGATAAAGTGTTAACGCATATATTTAATGTATTGTCATTTAGTTCTAATTCAGGAGACATCGAGGAGGCTTGTTGCACCACACCCTCTTTACTTTGTTCTGCTGGCTGTACTGGCTTTTTCTTTTTTTTGTATAATATCTTAATTCCCTGCACAGGCTGAGTTTTATAACTACTACCACATTCGCAGACTATCATATATCCTGTGGTTTTTGCAGCTTGTAGACTAACCCAGTGTTCCCTTGAACAGTCTTCACACTCATATATCAGATTACAGCTTAAATTTTTTGGTTTAATTTTTTTCATCTTCTGATTCATCTTCCTTTACCCAAAATACAAAGTCATTTTCTTTTTCATCAAATGCTGTTTCTACATATCCTTTGGATACCAAACTGTTTAATATGTTGCCTGTTATTCTTTTGCTAAATGCATCAACTATCTCTACAAAATCTTCTTGTGTAATTTTATATTTTTTATTACCAGTTTTTTCCACATTCTCAAGTACGATTGCTTTACATTCTGAAAAAGTTAAACACTCGTTTATTTCTGTTTGTTGTTCCTCAGACAAAGATTCCATAGACATATTCAATTCTTCAAAATCAACGTCTGACTTTTCACCAAAAGCAGAATATGTCAAAACTCTAGTGTTCTGAATAAAATCATCCATATCCGTAATTTCATAATAAGTCATAACTAATTAAGATTATCAAATAATCCCCTGTAATAGTTTGGTTGTTCTAAAATATATTTCGCATTAGATATCAGATAGTTTTTATGATATTTCTCTAACTCATTGTCTACAAAATATTCTTCCTTCCATATGGGTTCATCATAATTATTATTTCCTAGATAAGAAAAATATTCTTCATCTATTTTAGATTTATCGTATTTTTTATTTTTTTGTGGGCTAGAGTATTGACCAAATATCCAAACATTGTTTTCTTCATAAATTTCTTTTATAGCATCAGACAACCAAGACTCCCATGAGTTCCAGTCAAATTTAAATTGTTTAGGATATCCATACTCGTTATATTCCCATCCTTCTGGATAAAACTTGTAATCATCATCATCATATTCATTATGTTCTGGTTCATCGTACATAATATTCTCCAAAAATTAGGGACTACGAGATATAACTGACTACTGTATTATACCCCGCAGTCCTCTTTAAATCAACCCTGACAAAAATTATCAAGAAGGTGTGGAGGAATCGAACCTCCTTAGCCCAAATTGCTCACCTGTCCAATCACAGGAAATCACAGACTATTAAAATTCTTCATCATCATCATCATCTTCAAACTGATCCCAGTAGTCTTCATCATACTCATCATAAATTGTCGAGGCTTCATCTTCATCAACATAAGAGTCTGCTTCAAACTCAGCCTTATAAAGAGGTTTTGGCAATTCTCCTTGATAAAGACCGACTACTTCATATTTGCAGGTGCGAAGTTTTTCACAGTTGCAATCGCTAGGGACGCTAACAACATCTTCAGGATTGATTTTAACAATTACAATATTGTCACCAGCATCCACGCTGCCATAATTTGCAACATAGTTTAATGCTCCAGCATGAAGTCCAGAAGAACATCCTCTGCCTCTATTGTCGTCTACCTTTGCTCGACGCATTTCGCATACTTGACCAACCTTATTATCGAATGTTCCTTTCCACTTGTCTTTAAAGTCGCTGTTGACTGCTTTGTAGGCAAGAAAGCAACCGTCTTCAGTAATAGGAAGATTCTCATGCTCCAAGAAGTCATACAGTTCTTGCTGACTCTGCATACTTGGATTCTCCATAAGATTTTCCAAGAATTTTACAAGAGGCTGGAAAGGCAAACCCTTGCTCATAAATTCTATAATTCTCTTACTGATGCTGCCGTGAACTTCTTCACCTTCAAACATCACCTTACCATTTATGATTGATACTTGTCCGTCACTAAAACTAGCAACAGCTTTCTCAATGTCTACCAGTTCTAGCAACTCATCTTCTGTTGCTGTTGGTAGTGCTTCCAGAATCAGCTTGTAATTAGTATGATCTGGAATTACTTGGTGAGCCTTATTCTTTAAGATCACCGTTAAGTTGCCGTCAACCCACATAAAAGGAACACTCATAATTAAAACTCCTGTGATAAAAACCTTAAACCAAATTTCCTACTGCTGTTCTCAGTTCGCTGAGTTCAACATTATCAAACCATTTGTCTCGACCATAGTAACCATTGTTGTGAATATCCATAGGATCATTAGTTTTGATCTGCTCAATATCCAAATCATCGTTACCACTAACAATATACTTTAGTATCGGTGAACTGTCAATAGTATCTTTAAGAATTTCTCTAAGACTATCCATTTTAGGCAGGGTCTTGATGATTTCCTGACTAAGTGATTTTTTACCAGTTGGTAACTCTTCGTAACCATACAGTTTCTTAAATTCAAAAAGCATATTGTTCAGTTTAAGAATCTTAGTGTTAATATCTTTTGCATCTTCTACGATGTTGTATTCACTTGCTATGTTGTTTACATGCTGTTCAAGTCTTTGTCTACTAAATACTCTGAGATTAAAGTATTCACTATTTGCAACTTTAGCAAAGTAGTATATAAGTAGCCACTCATCCATAGCTTTGGTGACTGTCTCATTTTTAATATAATCTTTGTAGTCAAGACCATAGACATTTAAAAGATTAGCCATTACAACTCTATCTGAACGCTCTGGCTTACTGTGCCAGCTTCTTGTTGCCTTCTTCAAGTCTGTAGAACAATATTGTTTGTCACAGTGATTAATGACTGCATCGTACTTGCCTACTTCTTCTCTTAATTTCTTAGACATTTTCGCAGCCTTGCTTTTAAACCATTTATTAAAAGATACTAGATTTATGCCCTGCTTTTGTAATTTAGCTACCGAACTTTGTTTGATAGCATAGATGTTATATCTGCTAAACAAAATACTACCCAATACATTGTCCTTGTCCGCTAGATTAGAAATCTTATGAAGGTCGGGATAAGGACTGACAGAAGAATATCTAGTAATAGGTACATAGATTACTTGTTCAGCATCTTCTAGCCCTTCCACTAGGCTATCACTTAATTCACTAAGATAGCTAGAGTCATTAAGATTATTGCCACTAAGATTAGAACACTCTTTCTTATCATAGTCTTTAGAACTTTTTAATAAAAAGATTTCGTCCTTACTAATCGTACCAGCACCAGTGCCAGTTCTTCCCTTGGTGCTAGATTGTAGCAGACTACGGTATTCAGAAATATTCTTAACGCTTTCTTCTCCACCAATATCTTTGATAAGTTTAGCGAAACCCTCACCAGAATCTTCTTCTGGATTTTGAGTGTCAACCATAAGATACGCCATACAATCATTCTGATTACAATATCTAATAGCAATCTTCT